AAAACAGTATTGACACTTGAAAATAAATCAAGTAATATATGCTTGAAAATAATTCAAGTGGAAATGAGGTGATTTAAAATTGAATTCAATAGAAATGCAGTTTTCCGTTAAAGAATTAAGGGCAAGGAAAGATGAAACCCAAGAGCAGGTTGCAAATGCAATAGGCATTTCTCCTCAGACCTATTGTTCATGGGAAAAAGATATATCTAATGTTGCGGTTAGTAAAGTTAGAGCTCTTGCAGAGCATTTCGGAGTAACACTTAACCAGATAAAGCTTTAATTTTTTTACCCTGTAACTTGAAAATAAATCAAGTAATTATCTATTCGAGGAGGTGAGAGAAGAGTGAATAGCCTGAAAATTAATTTCGATAAAGAAGAACTTGAAATTGATGGAACAAAAATTACAAAGCCATTTATTGTAAGCGTTCCACATGATGATGGCTATCAAAGAACAAAGGTATTTAATCATAAGAATGGATGGAAAGCAGGAGAAAAACTTCCCTGTATTTCAATAACAAGAACTTAATACAGGGAAGAATAAGCTATTCATAGAAGAATTTTATAGCTTTTAACTCATTGTTTTCAAGAACATAGTCATCCATATAAATTTTTAAATACTGTCCATCCGGTGAAACGAGCGTGTCTCCAACTGATACTGTGCCAAGATATGAAGAGGGGACTAAAACAAAAGCTCGTCCTTGTTCAGTAATGGGAAGACCTTCACAAGTTCCAATTTCAGTAAAGTCGTTGATAATGGTGTATGTAATTGGCATAAATAAACTCCTTTCTTAGAACTAGGTGCTGCAACACCAGTAATTAAAGTATAGGAGTAAAAGAACATTTGCACAAGCAATTATCTATTCGAGGAGGTGAGAGGGTGAGTGGCTACTTAGTTATTATTGTGGTTTTATTGCTGAATATATACGCAGTAGTAGCTTGCATACGAGAGAAAAAAGGAGCTTTTGCTATATCAAAGGTACTGGCAGATTGCATTTCCTTAATATACGCTTGTACTCATCAAAAGTAAAAGAACACATTTTATTAAAAACATGGTCTAGTTCATTACGGCATGTGTATAAATCAAAATCTGGATTTTCATTTTCAGCTTCAAGTAAATTCAGGAAAGCAAGATAGAATTCAGAATAAAGTGATTGTGAATGAACATCCATTAGATGAATATTTTGCGTGAATAAATCAAGAAAGATACTTCGTGCTTCAAAACCAAGTGAGCTCAAATTGTTGTCAGAAAGAAATCCGGCACAATATTTTTGATAAAAGGGAATATAGAATTTATCCAGTCTTTCCTTATAGACAACTTTTTTAGAAGTAAGAAGGTCTTTAATAAAGTTCGAGTAAATGGCAATGCACGAGCCAATCAGTGAAATTATAGCAACAATTATAGAAACCATGATATTTAATCCCCCTATATATGATGAGCAGATTATATCACATATTTGGAAATTTAACTATTTGAGGAGGTGAGAGAGTAATTGAGCATAAAACCTACAAATATATAATTCGCAGTTATGAACCATTTATGGAAGAGAGAACAAAGACATTTATTCAGGCGTTATCAGCTATAAAGAAAATGAAAGTATCAGGTATTAAGCATTATGAAGTTATAAGGATACCATTCAGAGAGAGACATCCTAACTTCCCAATATATTTTTCAATAGCTGTGCTAGTAATGGTAATGCTTTAAATACCAAGAAAGGAGCAGGCAATGATTATAAGAACTGAACATGCCAATTTTGGCAGACCGGAAGATTTACTCCGGTATATGCGGGAAGAAAACATTGAGACTGTAACAGTAGAGTCGGAATACTGGGGAGCCAAGCTTGCTCCTATGAAGATGACACAGAAAGATGTAGAAGACTGGGTGAAGATGAAGGAGAAGTAAATGAATTATACAGCAATAGCGATAACAGCAATTATCTGCATAACAATATTGGTGTTATGCCATGAACCTAAGAGGAAATAGATTAAGGAAAGGAGCAGGCTTATGAAGATAGCGACAATAAAGAGAGAGCCGGAGGATATGGTGTATACAGTGGAGGAAGTGGCAACAATCATGCGAGCTTCTAAACAGTATGTTTATACACTTATCAACGCAAATCAGATAAGGGTGCTTAAAATCCCTCATACAAGAATAAGAAAGTCAGAGCTTGAAAGATTCTTTAGGGATAACGAGGGAAAGGATTTAACGAATCCGAATGAACCAAAGGATATTGTAATTTAGGAAAGGAGGATAATATGCGGCGTGTAGGTTTAATAATATCTTACAACAAGAGAATTAATGAGAATCTTAGGAATGGTAACACGGAGCTGGCTGCCAGATGGTACACAAGGCTGAGATTGTTAGAGATATTCAGCTTTGTGCCGGAAGGAGCTTACAGGCTTCCAACCATATAAAAAGAGCCGCTGGACCGGCGGCTCTAGTACTTAGAACATTAAATGCTCTGCAAATATAACAATATTATTGTATCAGAAATGTTCAAGTACATCAAGAAAAAATAATAAAATGGTCTTTTTTCTTGGGCTTGTAATGAATATTAACAAGTCTACGAAACAAAGATTGTTAAAAAGGGGTGTACATGAAAAGAAGAGGTACAAGGTACATTCCCTATGACTATGAAGCGGCAATTGATAAATCTGTAGAAGATATGAATGAGGTCTTCATGGAGTACATGCTGAAGACCAAATACAGGTGCGTCTACACATGTAAGGAGATTCGGGCAGGTAATCAACTTGAGATAGAAATATATCCAGAGTTCACCAGGAAAGAGGACATTCCGGAAGAAGGGAGAATTAGGGATAAAGAAACTCAGAGAAACCTGAACAATAAGAATGCCATTAAATATTGTGGAAGACTGATTATAGAGAATTTCACAAATGATGATATATGGATGACGCTTACATATGCAGAAGGGAATGAGCCAGCATGCTGGGATGAGGCTGTAAAGAATATGACTAATTACATCCGGCGAATTAATTACAGACGCAAGAAGCTGGGCTTGCCTAAAGCCAAGTACATATATGTTACAGAGCATGATCTTGATGCAAAGGTGCGCTGGCATCATCATGTGATTATGGATGGGCTTCTTGACAGAGATGTATGTGAGAAGTTGTGGAAGTTGGGAGAGCGTTCCCAGTCAAAGCGACTTGAGGAAGATGCTTATGGTCTTGTAGGAATGGCAAAGTACATAACAAAGGACAAGCACCGGCAGAAAAATGAGAAGCGGTGGAACTGCTCCACAGGGCTTAGACAGTTCAGAGTTCGTAAGGTCCGTTCTAAGAGAAAAGGCGGAAATGGGCGGTATGTTCCTGTAAGCAAATATATAGACACATTTGTAAGAGATAAGGCTGCAAGGGAAGCAGAAATACAAGCCTGGCATCCGGAATATTCTCTTCTGGAATCACAGGTGTATTACAACGGAGTAAATGGCATGTTTTATATAACAGCAAGACTCCGGGATTGGAGAAAAAGAGATGCAAAAGGTAGATATATACATCCAAACGACAGCTAGAGGACCAGCAATCCGTAAGCATGTCGCATACATGTATGTCTTAAAGATAGTAATGGCAAAGAGTTCATTAGAAATGGCAAGGGCACGCTTGAAAATGTTACAGAGAATCAGGCGGCACTGCAGGCAATAATACATGCACTTATGCGTTTCCATGAAAACTGTGAAATACGCATAAATACAGAATGTGAGCATGTGTTAAACAGTTGTAGAAATGCTTGGCCACAACAGTGGGAAAAGGACGGTTGGAAGAAAAAGACAGGCAAGCCAGTAAAGAATGCGAATTTGTGGCAGCAGTACCTAAATGTAAGCCGCGGACATGTTATAAGCTGGTCGGATGAGCCACATGATTTTACAAAGTGGATGGAGTATGAGCTTAAGAAGATGCGGGGTTGTGATGTTAGGATGTTAGGAATAGGTGATGTGAGAGACCTTATAGCAGGTCTTGGAATAGCGGCTGATGACCATGTATATTGTGGAAAGCTTGATGATAAGAAAGATAAGAGCATAGGTGTATACCATCTTAACAGGGGAGATAATGTTCAGATGGCTGTTGGGGGTATACAGAACAGCTCTTACGCTGTCAAATCCATAAGTATACTGGTTCATTGGAATAAAAGTGTCAGGGAGACTGAAAAAGTCTCACAGGAGCTTTACGACAAGCTCAGAGATATGAAACATGTAAACATTAATGACACAAATATTCTTTTTACAGAAATGTTAGTATCAGCACCGATTGAGGTTGATACAGATGATAAAGGAATATTTGAAATGGTCATAGAACTTAAATTTTGTTATGAAAGGTAGGTAGAAGTATGTCACAGAATACAAAGATAGCTGGGTATAACGCGGAAGCTACACCATTAACAGGGGTTAATCCGGTACATAAAATTCAGTTTGGAGTATGTATAACTGGAAGAAAGAATTCGGACACGCCAGAAACAGTAGAAACTAAGATCGTAAAAGATGCAGAGAGCTTAAGTATATCTGTAGATGGAACCATTGAGGAATGGAATCCAATGGATCAGGCTGGCTGGGTAAGAAGGCTCATGACAGGTAAGTCACTTGGTATGTCTTTCGGCGGTAAGCGTAACTATGGAGATGAAGGAAATGATTATGTAGCAAGTCGATTTATGAAGACAGGTCAGGATTGCAATACATGGGTGTCTATTATATTCCCTAATCTTGATCAGCTTCTTGTACCTGCAGTAATCGATGTAAAATCTCTTGGTGGAGATGCTACAAGTATTGATGCGCTTGAATGGGATGCAAATTCGGATGGAAAGCCAACATATATAGCATATGTAGCAGCTTAAAGAAAGAGAGGATTTGAATAATGGCAAAGACAGATTTTAAAGTAATAGATATATCTATGAAGATTACGAACCAGTTGCCTATGATTCGTATAACAGAAGATTTGGTTGTTACTGTTAATAACAGAAAGAGTACAATTCTTAATATACAGGCTATGGCACAGGAAGCAGAAAGCAAGGAAAACAAGGACGATATGGCATTTATGATTAAAGGCCTTGAAATGCTTGTAGGAAAAGATGCTTCAGATAAGATTGAGGCATTAGACCTTCCTATTCCTGAATATAAGGAAATGTATAATACAATCATGCAGGTTGCTATGGGAACGTACGGCGAGGAGCAGACACCCTCAGCATAATGAGGTATATTATGATATATGGGATGATTGGGAACTGATAGAAGCCAGCTTCCTGTCCCAGTATGGCATACGATTGCGAACAGAAGATGATATGTCATGGGCTGAATTCTGTTCTTTATTGTCAGGAATAATGCCTGAAACACCACTTGGGAGAATTGTAGGAATCAGAGCAGAAAAAGATTCTAAGGTTATAAAGGAGTTCACGAAGGAACAGAAGAAAATCCGCAATGACTGGATATTAAGAAGGAATAGAAAATTAATGGAAGATCCTGCAAATTACAATAAGTATTGGAGTGACTTCCAAAATTGGGCTAAGACCGCTTTCTCTAAGTAGAAAGTGGTCTTTTTAAATGCCGGAAAGGAGGGAGTATGTCGGATGTAGTAGGACAGATAGCTCTGGAACTTGGCATAGACAGTTCACAGATAGTTAATCAGCTTACAGGTGCTTCCAATAAGGCAGCAAAGCAGGCAACATCCATCTTTTCTGGTATGGGAAAGAAAATAGCTGCTGGATTAAGTATAGCAGCTTTTACTAAGTTTACGAAAGACTGCATAGAAGTTGGTTCTAATGTTACAGAAGTACAGAATGTTGTAGATACGGCATTTAAGGACTTAAGTGGACAGGCAGATCAGTGGGCTTCTAACGCCATGACTAACTTTGGACTATCTGAATTATCTGCTAAGAAGTACATGGGTGTATTTGGCCAGATGAGTAATGCAATGGGTATTACAGGACAGGCTGCACTTGATATGGCAGAAGATGTTACCGGATTAACAGGTGATGTTGCATCATTTTACAATTTGAGCACAGATGAAGCATATACAAAGCTGAAATCCATCTGGACTGGCGAGACTGAGACACTTAAGGACCTGGGCGTAGTAATGACTCAGACGAACTTAGACCAGTATGCACTTAATAATGGTTTTGGTAAGACTACGGCTAAGATGACAGAGCAGGAAAAAGTAATGCTTCGTTATCAATATGTTACTAGTGCACTGTCCAATGCCACTGGTGATTTTGTTAAGACACAGGATTCCTGGGCGAATCAGACAAGAATACTTACATTAAGGTTTCAGCAGTTAAAGGCTAGTCTTGGTAAAGGCTTCATAGCATTGTTTACACCTATTCTGCGTGGCTTTAACAACTTGCTGGCAGG